CCGGTTGCGGCGACGAGCGCTCGCTGCTCTGCCGATCTGTTGCGCTCGGCGATCCACTCCAGATATTCGGGGGTACTCCAAAGCCGCCGAGCGGCTTCGCGATGTTCTGGAGATTTATTGAACGCGACAAGTCGCTCAATGTTCTCGGGCGAAGTGTTCATTTTCGCGAGCGCCGCAAGGCGTTCTGGCGACCGGCTTCTTACGGAGAGCTTGGCGCGAACGTGAGGTGGCGCGATGTAGCCCGTCGAACCCTCGCCGCCGTCCGTCAAGTTAACGAGCGGCCCTTTGGATCCGCGACCAATCGCTTTGATTAGCGCGATCTCCGTTTCAAATGCCTCTTTCTCGGACAAGCCCTGGCGTATCTTCAGGCAAGGTATTTCCCCATACTTTTTCAGAATATTATTTAGGATCGAGTTCGCCGACCACTTGATGTGAGAGCGCCAACGCCGTCCCCGTCCCTTGCCGATGTAGCAGGGAGAGCCATCGGGCCGGAAATAGGCATAAACGTAGAAATCAGATGCTGAAGCCACTGTATGTCTCGCCAATATGCGAAGCGTGAATCGCCTCACATAGTGAGGGAAATGCACCTCGCAAGCATGCCTGCAAGAAAATTATTGGACGGCGAGGGCCAATGGGCAACGGTGCGGTGAAGCTGCTCGGCCCCGATGGCCAAGAGATTAAGCCGGCGCGATCGCGGGCCCGCGCCATCGCCGGCGGAATGAGCTCTGCTCCATATGACGCGGCGGATTTGCATTCGCCCCACATGGCCGCTTGGCAGCCGTTTTTATATTCGCCTGACGGAGAATTGAATCCCTGGAGAGATCGCATTGTTTCGCGGGTGCGATCGCTCGTCAAAAATGACGGATGGGCGTCTGGAATCGTCACTCGCACGCTCGACAATGTCGTCGGGCCAAATCTTCGGCCGATCGCCAAGCCGGATTACAAGTTTCTCGCCAATTACACCGGAAATCAGGCGTTCGATCATGTCTGGGCGAAAGAATTCGCGCGGGCGGTCGATGCGAACTGGCGGTCGTGGGCGGGGCATGATCTCGGCAAGTATTGCGACGCAGCGCGCAACCAGAATTTCAGCCAGATGATGCGGACGGCCTTCCGCCACAAGATCGTCGACGGCGACGCCCTCGCGGTTCTCGCCTGGCTGCCAAAACGCGTCGGGATTGGGCGGGCGCGCTATTGCACGGCCGTGCAGCTCGTCGATCCCGACAGACTGTCGAATCCGCAGCTGCAGTTCGATCAGAACATCATGCGCGGCGGCGTCGAGATTGACGAATGGGGCGCGGCGGTCGCCTACCATATCCGCAAGGCGCACGCTGGCGACTGGTTCAGCGCCGCAGAGTCGCTAACCTGGGAGCGCGTGCCGCGCGAGACTAAATGGGGCCGACCGATCGTCGTCCATGACTTCGACGGAGACCGGGCTTCTCAGCATCGCGGTGGCGCGGGGATATTCACGCCTGTTCTCGAGCGTCTTAAGATGCTCATCAAATACGACGGCGTCGAGCTCGACGCGGCGATTATTAATTCGATCTTCGGCGCCTATGTAGAGTCGCCCTTTGATGCTGAGCTCGTCGGCGAAGCGCTTGATGATGGCGAACGGCTGAACGCCTATCAGCAGGGCCGCAGAGAGTTTCACGACGACTCCAACAAGCTGATGCTTGGCAACGCCCGCGTTCCGATTCTGTTTCCGGGCGAGAAGATCAACGCGGTCACCGCCGAGCGTCCGAGCAGCAACTTCTCTCAGTTCGAGAGCGCCATGCTCCGTAACGTGGCGTCCTGCGTTGGCCTGTCGACTCAGCAAGTCACCGGGGATTGGAGTTCTGTGAATTATTCCTCGGCTCGCGGCGCGCTGCTCGAGGCCTGGAAGACGCTGAGCCGGCGTCGACATGAATTCTCGGCCGGCTTCTGCGATCCGATCCGCGCCGCGTGGCTCGAGGAGGCGATGGACGTCGATTATCTGCCGCTTCCGAACGGTGTCATTCCTGATTTCGCCGAGTGCCGCGGCGCCTTCTCGCGCTGTAACTGGCTCGGGCCCTCGATCGACTGGCTCGATCCGCTCAAGGACCGACAAGGCGCGGTGCTTGGGATGGATGCCGGCCTTTCGACGCTCGAGCGCGAATGCGCCGCGCAGGGTCTCGACTACGAGGAAGTCCTCGAGCAGCGGGCGCACGAGATCAAGATGTTCGACGAACTCGGAATCCCGCGCCCGGATTGGTCGGGCGGCATGGGGATCAACGCGGACAAAGTGTCGGAGCCGCCGACGTCCGCAACACAAGAGGGGCCGGCGAAATGAGTATGTCCCTCGCGCTCGCGCGCCGCTTCGCCAACACGCCGCTTGCGCTTTGGGAGGCCCGCGCGCCGGCCATGCTCGAGGGCCTGCGCGCCTATGAAGAGCCGCCCGCCATGGTCGAGGGCAAATATTCCGATGCGAGGCCCTATGACGTCATCGACGGCGTTGGGATCGTCCCGATCCGCGGCGTTCTGTTGCACGGCGATTGCTACTGGTGGGACACGATGTCCTATGACGCGATTGGCCGTTGCCTTGCGCAAGCGATTGCCGATCCCGAAGTCCGGGGCATCGCCCTCCATGTGAATTCGCCGGGCGGCGAAGTCGCGGGCTGTTTCGATCTCGCCGACAAGATCTATGAGATGCGCGGCGCAAAGCCGATCTGCGCCATCCTCGACGAGTGCGCCTATTCTGCCGCCTACGCGCTCGCCTGCGCGGCCGACACGATTGTCGTCCCGCGTACCGGCGGCACGGGCTCGATCGGCGTCATCACGATGCACGTCGACATGACCAAGGCGCTCGAGCAATGGGGCATCAAGGTCACCACCATCAAATACGGCGCGCTTAAAGACGCCTCCTATCCGACAACGCCGCTATCCGATGAAAACCGCGACCGAATGCAGGTGGACATCGATATGTTGGGCGAGATGTTCTGCAGCATGGTCGCCCGCAATCGCGGTCTCAGCGTCGACGCCGTGCGCGAAATGCAAGCGGGCACGTTCCTCGGGGACGCCGGCGTCAAGGCCGGCCTCGCCAACGAGGTCATGGCTCCCGCCGACGCCTTTCTGAAGTTCGTCGCGCAGGTCGCGTGAATCTTTCCGTCAAAACGAAAAAGGAGTTTTGAGATGAGCGCTGTGCCGATTACCCGCGCGAACGCGGCAACCTCCCCCTTTGCGCACCTGGCCTCAGGCGCCCCCAAGGCGGCGGAGGACGACAAGGACCCCAAGGCCAAAGCCAAGGACGACGAGGACGACCAGACGGACGCCGACGACGATTCTGGCGACGACAAGGACGACAAGGACAAGAAGTCCAAGAAGTCCAAGAAGGCCAAGGCGGAGGACGACGAGAGCGACGCCAAGGCCGCCGATGACGATGACGGCGACAAGAAGGACAACGACGACAAGGACGCTCGGGCAGCCAGGGCGCGCGAGCGCAGCCGCATCAGCGCGATCGTCCTGTCCGAGCCTGGCAAGGCGAATCCGGTCGGCGCAATGCATCTTGCCGTCGGGACCTCGATGTCGCGCGGTGAGGCGATCAATCTGCTTTCGGCGATGCAGTCTGGCGCACCACCTGCAGTCGCCGCGGCTCCCGCGCCGCGCGACCAGTTGCGCACCCGCATGACGACAGAGCCGTCGCCGGCGGTCGGCTCGGAAGAGCAGGGCGCGGGACCGACGCTCGCGCAGCAGATCGTCCTCGCCGGCAGGAAAGCCAGCGGCGAAGCCTAAACCGCTGGCCGCGCCGCGTTCGGCGACGGACCTCTTCAACCACAGGCAACCCCAAAGTAGGAGGCCGTAATGGCGCTCAGTGTCACTAATATTGGCGACAACCCGCAACAACCGGCAATCATTGCCGACGAGTACATCCCCGATCAGCTGATCGCCGGCCCGCTCCAGATCGTCACCGATAATCAGGCGACGCTGACCGGCTCCGCCGCGCTGCAGCGCGGATCCGTGCTCGGCCGCGTCGGCGAAGGATCGGTGACGACCTCGACCGGCACGGCCTATGCGACGGGAACGATTGCCGTCGCGGCGGTCCCGAGCAACGGCGATACGGTGACGATCGGCGGCACCGCGGTGACGTTCTCGACGGCTCCTGGCAGGAGAATATGTTCAGCGGACTGACCGTCTTCCTGCAGGCGACGACCGCTTTGCAGGCGCAGGCCTTCATGGACGCGCTCGAGGCCTCGACTGACGCCAATCTCGTCAAGTTCAACTACGCGCTGAGCGGGTCGACGATCACCGCGACCGCGAAGGCGATCGGCACGGGCGGCAATGCACTGACCCTGGCGACGTCCGACTCGAGCGCCTTCACGCTGTCGGGATCCACGCTGGCGAGCGGCGCGGCCAATACCGGCAACGCGACGGTCGGCTCGATCAGCCTCGGTTCTGCGGCGAAGGTCGGCAATTACACCGCGGTCTGTCTGACCGCGACCACCGCGCAGATCACCGATCCGAACGGCGTGGTGCTCGGCACTGCGACGTTCGGCACGGCGTTCAAGGACCCGCAGATCAATCTGACGATCACCGCGGGCGGAACGCCTTGCGCCGCCGGCGATACGTTCGTCATCAACGCCCCGCTCGCCAGCGGCTCCTACAAGTTGTGCATCGGGAGCGCGGTCGACGGCAGCGAGGTTCCGGCAGCCATCCTCGTCGATTACACCGATGCCAGCGCCGGCGACGTCACTTGCGGCGTCTATCTGCACGGCGAATTCAACGGCAATGCGCTGATCCTCGATCCGAGCATTTCGCTGAACGCCGCGAAGATCGCGCTGCGCCCGCTCGGCATCTACATCAAGAACGTCCTGTCCGCTTCCGATCCGAGCTGACTGTTTCCTCTCACTGATCCAACACTGATTCCATCGGGCGCCGGCCGCCAGGGGACCCTTCTCATGGAGTTACCCCTATGACGGGACCTGCTACCGGTACGCTGATTTATGACACAAACGTCCTCATCCAAGTCGTCGAAAATCTGAAGCGGCCGACGTCCTTCCTGCTCGACAAGTTCTTCCCGAATATCGTCACGTCCGACACCGAATTCGTGTCGATCGACGTCGATGTCGGCAAGCGCCGCATGGCCCCGTTCGTGTCGCCGCTCGTCGAAGGCAAGCTCGTCGAGCAGCGCCGCATTCAGACCAATGTCTTCAAGCCCGCTTATATCAAGGACAAGCGCGCCCCGGATTTGCGTAAGCCCGTGCGCCGCATGATCGGCGAGCGGATCGGCGGCAGTATGACCGGCGCCGAGCGTGAGATGGCCAATCTCGCATTCGAGATGACCGATCAGACGGACATGATCACCCGGCGCCTTGAGTGGATGGCCGCATCCGCCCTTCTCAACGGCAGCGTTACTGTGGCTGGCGAGGGGTTTCCGACCGTCGTCGTGGACTTCGGGCGCGATCCGTTGCTGACGATCGCCAAGAGCGGCTCGGCGAAGTGGACGCCGGCCAATGTCACCGCAGGCAACGCCTCGCCGACCACCGATATCGAGGCCTACCAGCGGCAAGTGCTGAAATCCTCCGGCGCTGTGGTGGAGGATATCATCTTCACGACGTCGCCATGGCTCGGGTTCCTCGCGGACCCGTTGCTCAAAGGCGCGATCTTCTATCCGAAACTTGGCGACGCGGGCAACAATATCGACC